CGGTGATCATGCTTGGGTGATACCTGTATTCGGCGTGTCGTTCCTGGTACCCGAACACGTCGCTGTCTGCGGTTTGTCCGTCGCAGTAGATCTCGCGGCTGTAGACGACTTGTTCGCCCAGGTGGCTGAATACCGGGAAGTAATAGTCGTACCTGGTGCTCCGGCTCCACATTTTGCGGAGGCCTTGTTGGTATGTGAGGTCGGCCCGGACGCTTGCCAGGCCGATCACCATTCCGTGCTCGGTGAAGCTCTGCGTGAAGCCGTGGTTGCCGGCTAGTCCTGTGGCCATTCCAGCGAGAGTTGCGAGCGGCGTTGTGGTTCCGCTGGCGCTGGTTCCTGATGTTTGCGCGATAGGATTGATAGTAATCGCGCTTGTTCCGCCTCCAAGGTATTCCGGACGCTGCAGTCGAGCGTCAGGTGAAACAACTCCGAAATGCGACCTAATGATTTCAGTGTATCGAGTTCCCCCGCGGGCATCCCTTTCGAGAAGTTTTTGCGTTTGGAACGCCATGCGGATTTGGTTGATGGTTGCTGCGGTTGCCGCCGAGAGGTCGGCATAGAGGCCTCCTACGGGGATGGATGTGCCGCTTTTGTAGAGTTGCGTATTGCTCGCCCCGCCCTCCAGGGTGAGGCCTCCGCCGGCCCAGGAGCCGGTCCCCATGACGGGAGCGCTTGTTCCAAGGGGAAGGCTGACGGCGGTGCTGCCTTTTTGTGGCCATGGTAGGGCGCTGGTGAAGTAGTCATGTCTCTTGCCGCGACGAAGTAGAACGTAGTCTGAATATGTATCGGGGCCATCGTCCACGTCCACGACAACGCTATCTTGAAGGTTTTCATCTCGGAACCATTCGTTCCAGATCAGATTGTAGGCGCGTGCAAAGAGCGCATTTGTACTTATGCTTGTTCCTGAACCAGCGTTGACCTGCCCCACGGTAGGAAGGCCCATATAGTCTTGCAAGGATCCAATCGTGTACCCATTCGCGGGCGCAACGACTTGCGGAATCGTGTATGAAATTGAGGATGCGGGGGTCGCTTGTTCCCCCATGAATTTTTTCCAGTTTGTCCATACGAGCCTGTTGGGGACGAAGAAGAAGAAGGTATCGAGGTGAAGGTTGTCCATCAAGGGATAGATCGGCGTGGCCATGCGGCAGAAGGCCGTCATTTGCAGCTTGAAGCTGTCGCCCGGCAGAATTTCGTCGAGGTAGATCGGGACCAGGTAGCCGGCGTCGAACGTGGTCTTGTGCGTGTGCTGGATGTTGAACCGGGAGCGCGGGATATCCGCTTTCGGGACCATGGCGAATTGGTGGACGTTGACGGATTTGTTTTGGAACATGGCGCGCTCCCTTGTTGGTTACTTGATGAGTTGTTTGCCGATTGCGACTTGTTCGGGCATCGGCAGTGTGGAGAATTGCCCGGTGTGATCGTCCCAGTCGCCTAGCCAATAGAGGTCGTAGTCGTCGGGGTGTTTCTTCATTTCGCTGTCGTCGCGGTTGATTTCGTCCTGGAAGCCCCTTACGGCGGCGCCGATGGTGGCGACGAAGAAGGGACGCATGAATGCGTCCAGTGCTCGGTCTTTGATTGCTATTACCTTGATGATCATGTTGGCTCCAGTCCTATTCAATTGTCCGCTTGAGGAATTTCAGGCGGGCTTCCTGCACTTGCTCTTTTGCTCTGAGGCGTTTTGGTCTTTGTTCTTGTTTGTCGATATCTGCCTCACGGCGTTTCTTAACTTGGTCCAGCATAGCTGGATTTTTTTTTTGAGAAGGTTGTCGTAGTACCTCGGTGGTTTTGCTTCCTGTCTGTTTGTTATTACATGGTCTGCCGGGTATACGTCTTTGTGGTATTTGTCGAACCATTCGGCGGCGAGGCCTCTGCCGTTTCGTCCGCCTCTGCTCATCTGGTTGTATTCGGGTTTGCGGTCGTGGATTTCGCCGTCCGCGTCGATGTAGGTGTAGTGTGGCGTGGCCTTATCGCCCGTGACTTTTTTCATGACATATCTGGCCACGTACGCGGCGGACTGGAAGGTCACCGCGCCCACGCTGGCGAAGCCATGTTTCCACAGGCGCTCTAGCGTGGCTGAATGAAATAGTTTGGAGGTGCTCGCCAGTTGGCGGAGCGGTACCTTGTCGTCGAAGTCGATGCCGAATAGGCATGCGTGGAAGTGCGGTCGGGAGAATTGCTCTCCGTATTCGCCGCACATGTAGAACTTGAATGGGCCTACTTCCTTGCGGAGTTTTTTCGCGAACAGTTGCCAGTCGCGGTGTCTCAGGCTCATGCCTGGTGGTGCGTTGTCGTCGTGGTAGGTGAGCGTGATGTAGCTGTTGCGTTCGTGGAGTTGGGCTTCGTGCATGCATCGCACGGCCCATTGTCGGCTGCGCTCGAGGCGGCAGCCTATGCATCTTCCGCATGGGAGTTTGAGTCCTGGCCGCAGGCCCAGCTGCGGCGCAGGTTCCCAGGGGTGATAGCAGGGCATTGGCCTACAGCCTTATTCCGCCTCTCATTGGCCCGATGATGTTTCGGGCTTTTGTTTTGGCCGTTTGGCCTCTGAATTTTCTTGCGCTTTTGCGCTTGTTGACGCTGCCTCTGCGTAGCGGTCTCATTTGTTTTTCTCCTTCGTGCGCGTGTTTTCGCGTGCGCGTTGGTTTTCCGGCGGACGCCGGTTGCACACTTATACTACTTGATCTCAAGTGTGCTGACTGACACTGTTTGTGTCGGTCTTTTGGGGGCATGGGGGCAGACGCCCCCATATCTGTATATATTCAATGGCTTATGCTTCTTCGCTCGCTGGCGGGGCTTGCGGCCCCTTAGCGGCGCTTTTGCCGTTGGGTGTTGTTTTGGCCTGTTCTTCGGTGATGCGTTGCTCCTGCGCGATCCTGTCGCGTTCCAGGGCTTCTGGGGAGAGCATTCCCCATTTCTTGATTTGTTCCCGGTTTTCGTCGTTGGTGGCGAAGTCTGCGAATTGTCCGGGGTCGTTCTGGAATTTGCTTCGGATGTGTGCGGGCAGCAGTTCGAAGGTTTCTTGCGTTTGGCGTATGGCGTTCATCGCCTCGTGGAAGTTGTTGACGCCGGTGAAATCTCCGGCTGTGGGCACTCGCAGGCCTTTCGGCAGCTCGTAGCCGATGCCGTATTGTTTCAGCATGACGTTGATGTCGCACTCGTCTTTGAATTGTTGTTGCGCGCCGCCTTCGCTGCCGGTGTTGATTCCCGAGTCGTCGCCGGCTTCGTTGGTGTCGTAGTTTTCGGGGAACTGGTGGCGGAGTTTGATTTTGCGGAGCATGGTTACCTCCCGTAGTAGCCCGTGGCTGGGCGTTGTTGGTTGAGCTGGAATCCTCGGGCTGCGCTGTTGGTGCGTCCGGAGTCTCGGAGCATTTCGGCCCCTTTGGTCATGCTGCCGGTGAATAGTTTGTCGAGGGCCGGCGCGCCGTGTCGGAATTGGGTTCCGACTGCTCCTCTTTCGGGGTCGCCCCACCAGGCGGCCTCTGCGACTGCTTCGGGCACCTTCAGCCCTAGCAGTCGTGCTTGGCTTGCCAGGTATTTGGCGTGTTGGATCATTTGCTCTTGGCCTGGCCAGTCTCGTTGTACGGCCCTTTCTTTTTCCGCAAGGTCGTAGGAGGGCAGTTCGCGCTTATATTTCCAGTAGAAGGTTTCGTGCCCGAGTTTTTCCATGCGTTTTTCGAAGCTCTGCATCTCTTGACGGATGTTGTCTTTCATGGCGTCCAGGTGTCCGGCGCTGCCGATGCTTTGGATGGTTTCCGCTCTCGTTTTCTCCACGCTTGCTTCCGTGAGGTCTGATGCTTGAAGGCTCTGCCGTATCTGCGCGCTTTGCGCGGCGCTATTAAGGCCGGCGGCCGTCACATTTTGCATTGCGGGCATTGGTGCTGCAGATGCCGTCGCGCCCGATGGGGTTGACCCTGAGGGTTGGGCTGCTCCTTGTCCGTAGGCGAGCATTGGATTGAGGCCGGCGCGTTTGAGGTCTGCGACCCGGTCTGTCATCGCGGAGTTGCGCGCGCGCAGTTCGAACATCCGGTTTTCTTGCGCCTGTTCCGCTTGGAAGGTTCGATTTTTGTCCGCTTCTGCAGCGTTGAATGCGCTGTTTTGTTGTGAGAGGTCCCTGTTCATGTTGTTGGTGTTTTCTTGCGCGTCGGAAGACATGAGCCCTGAGATAAAGGACCCCCCCAAGCCGAGTAGTCCCCCACCGGTAATACCGCCGCCGATCGCGTCAATGATGCCGTCGAGGATTCCCATTTTAGAAGTGGTCGATCAGGCCAGGTACGCCGTACATGGGCATTGGCCTGGTCGCTGTAACGTCGAAGAACGAGTCGAACAGGAATTGCATTCCGTTGGCTCCACTTCCGACGGCGACCAGGCGCGATATCGGCGGGGTGTCTTGGATGAATGTTGTGTTGAGTGTGGGCCTGCTCGTGAATTTTTGCGCTGCGTGCCATGGGTCGATTGTCCCTGACGCAGTTGACCGGAACAGGCCGGTGATCATGCTTGGGTGATACCTGTATTCGGCGTGTCGTTCCTGGTACCCGAA